TTCGAGTCCTTCGCCGCCTTGACGATCGGGGCCGACATCGCCGGCCCACTCTTGGCCGACGACGTGGACATGGCGACGGTAGACGAGTCCCAGATCTTCTCAGCGTCCGAAATCGCCTTGCTGACCGTCCCCGCCGCATCAGTAGCGCCATCCTTGAGGATCGTCCACGCGCGCGAGAACTCGCCGCCAGCGATCGCCACCGCTGCCGCAGCAAGTGCGCCGAGCGACTTTCCAACTGCGTCAAACGCCGCGACGGTACCGACGACGCCAATGCCGAGCATCTTTACGCCCGTCACCAGTACGTCGATGATGCCGGCGAAATCTCCACCCTTCCCGCGCGCCTCGATGAAAATGTCGATGAGCGATTGCAGCACCGGCAACAGCGCGGCCGAGAGCGAGCGCATGAACGCGCCGTTCATCAGCGTCACTTTCTCCAGCGCGTCGTTGAAGGCATCCGCCGCCTGCGCCGTCTCCGTCGTGACGCCGCCGTACTTCTGATACTCGGCAATCGCCGCGCGCAGCGCATCACCGCCCGAGTTCAGCATCGGAATCAACGCCGCGCCGCCCTTGCTGAAAATCTCCTGCGCGATCGCCGCTTTCTCGGGACCGTCCTTGTATTCGGCGAAGCGGTCGGCGAGCTGCAAGAGCGTGTCGTCGAGGGGTTTGAGGCTCCCGTCGGTGTTCTGGATCGACACGCCGAGGCGGTCGAACACTGCCGCCGCCTCGGCATTGCCGCCGGCAGCGTCGGCCATCTTCTCGGCGAGCTTCTGCGCGCCCTTGGCAACTGTGTCGAGGTCCGCGCCGCTTTGCTTCGCCGCGTACTCCAAGCCGCCAAGCGTCTCGACCGTAAGCCCGACCTTTTGCGACAGGTCGTTCAGGCCGTCCGCGTAGTCGATCGAATCCTTGATCGCGTTCGCGAACGCGCTGACGCTCGCAGCCACGCCAAGAGCGGCCAGCGCCCCCGTGACGATATCGACGGTGCCTTTGAGCTTGCTGCCCCACTCTTCGGCCTGCCCCTTGGCCTGGTCGAAGCCGGTACGCAGGTCGGCCAGGTCGGCCGCCATGCGGATGACGACATCACCTACCTGCATCGCTCTTCCGCCGCTCGATCGCTGCCAGCATCCATGCGCCGTCCAATTCCTCGATCGTCTCTACCTCCCACGGTGAGAACTCGTAACGGTAGAGCCGCTGATAGACGGCTATCGCCTCGTAGCTGATCGGATGCAAGTCCATCCCTCGGGCTCGTCGCGCTGACAGCCGCTGGAACGCGCGCCATAACTCCGCTACCTCGTCCGGCAACTCGGGAGGCTCGGCATCATCCGCGGGCTCGACGCCATAGAACTGCGCAGCATCGTTGAGCCCATCGGCCACCGTGCCATTGCCATCACCGGGTGCCTGCGCCGCTAGTCGGAAGTGGGCGCCCGCGAAGGCGATGAGGTCGTCGCGGAGCGCACGATAAAATTTTCGCGGTCCCCGATGAACTCGATCACCTGATCCCGCACCCACGCGAACGCCGGGTTGCCGTAGATTTCGCGCGCGCGCTCCTCGCTGTGCACCATCGGCGAGCCGTCGTCCTCCTCGAAACCGGACCATCCGATGGTCATGTAGGCGAGGCGGTCGAGAAAGCGTTCGCGCTGCGTCTCGGGATCCTCTGGCGCCTGCCGCTTGACACGCGCTGCGGCAGCGCGGCGCGCGCGCTCTGCCTGCATCGCCTGTGCACGCGCCTTCGGATGTTCCGGCGACATGAGCGTGATCGTGGCCCCGGCCGGCTCACCGGTGTCGGGGTTGATCACGTTGAGCACGCCGGTATCGGCGAGTTTGATGCTGGACAGCTTCATGCTTCGATCCTCCCTTGGTGGTTACGCGAGCGAGTCCTGCACGGACAGCGTGGTCTGCTCGCTGCTCTGGCCCGAGCCGCCGCTGCCGTTGTAGAGCGCCTGGAATTGCAGCGGCATCGCGATCACGCCGGGACCGTCCGGCTTGCCGATGCTCTGGAACTTCACGCGCGGCATGCAGAACTGCATGAAATCAGCAGTGCCCGCCGAGCCGGTGAACGCCGCGAAGATCAGCGACACTTCCGTCTCGTTCAGGAAGTAGTCGCGCATCGTCGCGTCCTGAAAGTACGCCGTGAGGTTGCCCGTGACCTTCATGGTGCCTTGCACGATGCCCTGCACCGCGTTCGTACCGATCACCGGCACGGACGACAGCCCGTTATCGAGCGTCACGCCGAGTTCGCGCACGTAGGCCACCGCGCCGCCGGCTACGAGCATTCCAGCATTCGCACCGGCGAGCACCGACGTTGACGACACCGCCGTCGGCGACGTGTAGTACGCCGCCGCCGCGTTGGTGTAGCCAGCGCCCATCAGCGGCAGCGAAAGATCGCCCATCGCACCCGCCGAGAATTTCGCCGAGAAGCCACCGACCTTCACACCCAGGAAGAGCTCGCCCTGGGTGATGTCGGAGTAGAACCGCTCGATCGCGTAGGACTCGTCTGTGTGCCCCGTCGTCGGGATGAAAGACTTCTTCCCCGTCGCAACGCACGTCACCGAATCGCCCGAGGCTTTCGCCGCAACGGTGCCCGTCGTGCTGCCCGGATCGACCACCGTCATTTGCGTCGCAGTCAACGCGGTGATGATGTAGTTGCGGTTGTTGTTCGCCGTGCCAGTCGTCGCCCAGCCGGTCCAGCGCACCACGTCGCCGACCTTGAACCCGTCGGACAAGATCGAGCCGCCAGAGCGCACGAAGTGCGGCGCCGCGACCGTCGCCGTCACCCTCGTGATGGAGCCCGTCGTCGATCCCGCCACGAACGCCTTGCGCAAGGCCGACGCGATGAGATCCGAGTGTCCGCCTGGCACCGGTTCGGCCGTGAGCGTGCCCTTGCTGCTCACCTGACCGTGCCGCAGGTCCGCGAGCTGGTAGTGCGGCAGGAGTTCTGCCGACTGGTACGACTCTTTCTCGGTCGCGATGTCGCACGTCTTGCGACGCACGAGGCGGCCGGTGCCTGCGGCAGGCGCCGTGCCCCACACCGTCTCTTTGCCGATCCGAAGTTGCTGCGCAATGCCGGTTGCGAAGGCCATGATGGTTACTCCTGGTGAACAATGAGGAACTGCCAGAGTTGCGCAAACATCCACGCATCCGGATCGCCTACGTCTGCGTTCTCGCCTGCGATCTGGATTTCGTTGACGTGAACGCCTGCTATCTCGCCGAACTGGCCGAGCAGTGACGTGCGCACCGCTTCGCCGAGCGCCTTGAGCGTCGGGTAATCGATCGCGACGCACTGCACGCTGATGACGGCGCGAACGATCGTCGGGCCGTTGTAGGCGATGACCCGATCCCGATCTGCGCTTTCTTTCCAGTAGACGAGAAACGGGGGGTCTTCTGTCTGCGGTGCCATGACCGCGAACACCTTTGCGCCGACGATGGACGTGACCGGTCCCGCCCCGTTCAGCAACGAGGCGACGACCTTCTCGGCACGCATCTATTCGGTTTCGGAGGCGGGATCGAACTTGCCGGTCTTGGCAAGCTTGGTGCGGAGGTAGTTGGCGAACGCTTCCGTGGCCGCAGTGGTGCTGTTGCGCGCGGCGCGTTCCATGAAGTGCGTGGCTGGCGTGCCCGGATGGTTCACGCCCATGTAGTAGTTGCCGCCGAACAACAAGCGCCCCGGCCGGTTGCCGTCGCGCATGTGGCCCTCGATGCGATGGGGCTTCGTCCCACCCTCGACCATATGCGCGTAGAACGCTCCGCCGCCACCCTTCACCCGGCCGCCGGCGAAGACGAAGTAATCCCGCACGTTGTCCGCACGGCCCCGCTTGCCGCGACGAATCCGGATGGTGTTCTTCAGCGTGCCCGTCCGCACCGGTACGTTGCCCTGCGCCGCGAGCTGCATCACGCGCGAGCCCGCCCGCAGCGCGCCGTTGGTCCACTTGACGGACACCTCGTTGCCCATCGCGCGCAAGTTGGCATCCAGCTCGCGCAGTCCATCGACGCGCCACGTCAGCGATTGCGCCACTATCGCCGCCCCTCGTTGTACTCGGTGCAGGTCAGGCGCGTCTCCTCGTTGCGCCCCACCGTGATCACGCTCTGGATCTGGTAGTACCGCGTTCCGTGCTTGACGCGCATCGTCGACAGCACCCCGGGGATGTAGCGCATGCGCAAGAAGATGCGCAGCACCGTCTGCTGCTGCGCCGTCACAACCGGCTCGGGCGTGCCCACCTCGCGCTGCATCACGTTGGCCGGGATATCGGTCGCGAAGTTCGACCAAGACGGCTGCGGCTGCCCGTAGACGGCATCGCGCGTGTCCGTCCGCGACTGGATATCGATCCGCTGGTCGAGCGTGCCGGCTTGCATCAGATGGCCCACACTCGATAGGTATCGAGCAGCCGATCGGCGAATCCCAACTCGACCGACACGATGCCCTGCGCCACCGCGACCGACTCGCGGTTTTCGTAGAGCGAACCGACCATGAGCAAGATCCACGATTTGATGGGGCCGGGCACCGCCGCTGCCGTCGTGCCGTACCCACAGCGATACGCCACCGTGACCGCGTTGATCTGCTCTCGCGTCGTCGGCCAGGCGTAGCCGTAGGCCGGCACGATCCAACCGGGCTCGCTCTTGTCGTCGACCTGGTACGACGATGGCGAGAGCGTCTGCGTCGCGCCGTCCTCGTCGACGTACTGGACGGATTGGACGCTCATCACGGACGGCATACGCAGCGGTATGGCGCACGGAAACGCGTCAAGGGTCAACTCCCAATCCGTCTGTAGGAGCGTGCGCTGTAGGCGGTCCTCGCACGCCTGGCGGGCCGCCGTGATGAGGGACGTGATCAGCGCGTCCTCG